TGCATTAACAGGCGATGCGTCTGGTAACGCAGCAACCGCAACAGCACTTGCAAATGCAAGAACTATCGGTGGAGTTAGCTTTGACGGTACTGGTAATATCAACCTTCCCGGTGTTAACACTGGTGGTAACCAGAACACTTCAGGTACAGCAGCAATCGCTACAACTGTTACTATAACTGACAACGAAAGCACTGATGAAGATAATGCTATAGTCTTTACTGCCGGTGGGGATGTTGATGGTGGTAACCTTGGATTAGAAGCTGACGGAACACTTACTTATAATCCTAGCACAGGTAAAATAACTGCAACAGGATTTATTGGAGCATTAACTGGAACAGCTGATATTGCTACAACTGTTACAGTCTCAGACAATGAAAACACTAACGAAAGTAACGTAATTCTATTTGCTGCTGGAGCTGCAGGATCCGGTAACCTCGGTGTTGAAGCTGACGGCAATATGACTTACAATCCGAGTACTGGAAAGATAACCGCTACAGGATTTATTGGGGATCTAACAGGTGACGCATCTGGTAACGCAGGAACTGCTACAGCTTTAGCGACTGCTAGAAATATTGGTGGAGTCAGCTTTGATGGTACTGGTAATATTAACCTTCCGGGTGTTAACACCGGTGGTAACCAGAACACTTCAGGTACTGCGGCAATTGCAACTACAGTTACAGTCTCAGATAATGAAAACACTAACGAAAATAATGTGATCTTGTTTGCAGCTGGCGCCGCTGGATCTGGTAACCTCGGCGTTGAAGCCGATGGCAATATGACATATAATCCAAGTACAGGCAAGATAACTGCTACAGGATTTATTGGTGCACTAACTGGTAACGCATCTGGTAGCGCGGCGACATTGGCAACTGGTCGCACAATAGGTATGACGGGCGACGTAGTATGGACATCAGCAAGTTTTGATGGATCAGGAAATGTTACAGGTACCGCAGCTCTACAAGCAAATACCGTATCATCTACAGAATTAGTAAGTGCAAGCACACTATTAATTAAGAATGCGGCAGGATCTACACTGAAAACAATTATTGGAGCCGGTAGCTAATGGCATCACCTAACTCGAGAGATACATTAATAGATTACTGCAAGCGAAGGCTTGGTGAACCAGTTATTGAGATTAATGTTGATGAGGATCAGCTTGAAGATCGAGTTGATGAATCGATTCAGTATTTTCAGGAATTTCATTCTGATGCTACTTTTCGTGCCTATGTATCTCATCAGTTAACTTCAACGGATGTCACAAATAAGTACATCACAACATCTTCTGATGTGCATTTCGTATCTAGAGTGTTTCCACTAATATCAAGTTCATCTTCTTCAGGGCAGTTATTTAACTTGCGGTATCAGATGCACTTATCAGAATTAACTGACATGTCTCAGTTTGCTGGAGATATTGCATATTACGAGCAAATTCAACAATATTTGTCTCTGCTTGATATGACACTCAATGGTCATACAATGGTAGATTTTGCACGTAGACAAAATAGAATTTATTTACACGGCCACTTAGAAGATTTAGATGTGACAGCAGGTGATTATATTGTCTATGAAGTATATAATACAATCAATCCGAATTCGCACACTTCAATATATAACGACATGTGGTTGAAAGAATATACAACTTCATTAATTAAACAACAATGGGGAATGAATTTAATGAAATTTGAAGGCATGCAATTGCCCGGTGGTGTGATATTAAATGGTAGACAATTGTTTGATGATGCTCAAGGAGAAATTCAAGACCTTAGAGAGAGGATTAGACTCGAACACGAAATGCCCGCAGACTTTTTTGTAGGGTGATGGCATGCGCAATTATTACATAAGAGATAATGTAAGATCAGAACAAAATCTCTATGAAGATATAGTAATCGAGTCTCTCAAGATTTACGGTCAAGACGTCTATTATCTACCTCGTGAAACTGTTTTCGAGGATAGAGTCTTTGGTGATGAAGTTCCAGCGAGATACAGTAACTCATATAAAATAGAAATGTATATTGATAACGTCGAAGGATTTGACGGTGAAGGAGACTTATTCACTCGTTTTGGTGTTGAGATTAGAGATGAAGCTACTTTTGTAGTATCAAGACGAAGGTGGAGCCAAGTGGTTTCTGGCGATAACCAAATTACTACTGACCGGCCGCGTGAAGGTGATTTGATTTATCTTACACTTTCTAATTCTATGTTCCAGATTACGCATGTGGAACATGAAATGCCTTTCTATCAATTATCTAATTTGCCAGTTTACAAATGCAGAGCTCAACTGTTTGATTACAATAGTGAAGACTTCGATACTGGTATTGATACAATACAAAAGATCGAAGAAGCTCATGGTTATACTTACCTGTTAAAGATCCTAGGCGCGGATATGAACAACAGGAAACCGATTTACGCAGACACAATTATTACGCAAAATCAAAGTGGTGTATTGGTCACAGCAGAAGTTGCAAAGTACTCAGACTCTGATGGACTAGTTCATGCAGTTAATCTTAGTAGCGGTGACGGAACTTGGAGATTGTTCTCAGCTGATAGTACAGTAACAATCGACTCAGCAACGAACATATATACATTACAAACTGTGAGTGAATTGAATAAACTTTCGGAGAACGAACAAAATACAGACTTTGGAACATTTGGTGATGACTTCCTTGACTTCAGCGAAGGTAACCCATTTGGTGATCCATCAGGGAATGATTAATTATGGCTACGAAACTAAATGAAGGAACGGAAGTAGCTCTTCCACTTCGTAACATTGTAAGTATGATAGCATTTACTTCACTAGCCACTTGGGCATATTTTGGAGTTGTTGAAAGATTAAATCAGATTGAAACAAGTCAGACTATGATGAAGACTGATTTAGAACAAAATACTGAGTTTAGAATTAAATGGCCGCGGGGTGAAATGGGTAGTTTACCTGCGGACTCTGAACAGTTTATGATGATCGAGCATTTAGCTGGAGAACTTGAAAAGTTAACAACAGAGATAGAAGAAGGCAGAGCGCCTTATGATCAACAACAAAAACTAACTCTTGAGTTTTTTGAAAAAAGAATTATGAATTTAGAAGATAATATAGAAAAGTTAAGGGCTAACGGACACAAATGACCAGTATTGAATTCGTTTTATTGCTGTTTATGAATGGCACAGAGCTTAAAGAATATACTGTTAGAGATGGTATGTCTGAGTGCCTGAAAGCAAAACGAATGGCTTCGCGACAACTAATTAAATCAAACAGGTCTACAAGGTATGCGTGTCAAAAGATGAAAGTTATACTTGACGAAGATAATAGAATAGTGGAGATTATAAGTGATGGATGACGATATTTTTGATTTTGGCTTTACCGTTGTCGATGAGAACGAATTAGAAGCAGTTCAAAAAGCAGCAACCAAAGCAGAAACTCTTGGTGCTTCTGCGATCAACACTCAAGATAAGATAGATAAACTATATAACGCAATAATTCCATTGCTTAATAATTTGAAGAAAAACCCAGAAAAGGAGTATATCCTCTGGCCTGATAGATTAGCAAAGGTTGAATCCTTTGAAGATCACTTGACGAAGATATATAAAAGCTAATGTTTGGTGGACATTTTTATCACGAGAAAACACGAAGAGCAGTTGCTATATTTGGTAAACTGTTTAATAACCTGTATGTTGTTCGTAAGAATCAAACAACTGGTGCATCTACTTCTCAAGTTAAAGTACCATTAGCATATGCTCCTAAAAACAAGTATTTAGATCGCATTCGCGAGAATCCAGATCTAGATAACGATACAAAAGTAGCTATTAAGTTACCTCGTATGTCTTTTGAGATTACTTCATTAGCATATGATAACTCACGGCAAGTTTCAAAAGTTAACAACTTCACTCGGTTTGGAACAACGGCAGACAATAGAAATAGATTTTATACCGGAGTTCCATACGTTATTTCTTTTCAATTGAATATTTACACAAAAACACAAGATGATGCTCTTCAACTCGTTGAGCAAATTCTGCCAACATTCAATCCACAATACTCAATAACTCTTAAACCTTTTGCAGCCTATGACGATATCCTAGAAGATATTCCAATCGCGATTGGCGGTGTAAGTTTCTCTGACGACTTCGAAGGAGACTTAGGAGCGCGCAGAACTATCATTTACACTATCGACTTTGAAATGAGAATAAGGTATTACGGTGCAATCAATACCGGTGAAGTCGTACGCGATGTTAGAGCCAAAATTTTCGATATTGGATCGGGACTCAGCGATTCTGATCTAAGGCTAAAAACTATACAGTTAGAGCCTAAACCAACAACGTTGAACATACTTGGTGACTCCGATTTTGGATTCACAAGAACAGATTATAGTGCGGATAGCGATGCAACATGACAGTGATAAAGCGGCAAATGATTATAATTATTCCCGCGAAACATATTATGACTTGATAGAAAAAGGCAAAAGCGCTTTAGATGATATGATAGAGGTAGCTCGAGAATCAGAGCACCCTAGAGCTTTTGAAGTTTTATCAGGTATGATTAAAAATATATCGGACGTTAACGACCGATTAATGATATTGAATAAAGGCAAAAAGGATCTTGAGAGAAATAATGATACAACCGAAGTAAACAATACACAGAATAATTTTTACTTAGGTTCTACTGCAGACGTTCAACGTTTGCTTAAAGGCGATTTAATTGATGTCACAGATGATGTACCAAAATCCATCGAGGGAGACGTATCTAGGAAATCCTAATGTTAAGCGCGACGGTGTTGCTGAACAATGGACCCAAGAAAGTCTTCTCGAATATAAGAAATGCATGGATAATCCTGTGTATTTTGCTGAAGAATACGTGAAAGTTATTTCACTAGACGAGGGACTAATACCATTTAAGTTGTATCCTTATCAACAGGATATGTTCGAGAGATTCAATGAACATCGGTTCAATATTATACTGGCATGTCGGCAATCGGGCAAATCGATTTCTGTATGCGCCTACTTGCTCTGGTACGCGTTGTTTTA